CGACATCATCTTTGTGCGCGACAGCGCTACACCAACAATGTCAATTGTTGTTGTCCTGTCAAACGCATCTGGTGTTGTTGATGTATCAGACGGCACGGCAGTATCTGTCGCTGACGCTGACTAATCCTAGTGGGGCGGGGAAACCCGCCCCCCTTACCCATATTGGAGCGGTTGAATGGCGCAGGGCGATACCAAACTATCTATATGTTCTGAAGCACTGATTATGCTGGGGGCCGCGCCCCTTTCGTCATTTGCGACAGGTACAGATGAAGCGCAAGTCGCTGACAGGCTGTACGATGATATCCGCGACACTATCTTGATGCAGTACCCATTTAGCTGGTCTGTCAAAAAAGTAAAACTAGCGCAATTGGCTAGCACCCCAATTAATGAGTGGAAGTATACCTACGCACTGCCCGGTAATATTCTTGGCAACCCAAAGGCTGTATTTAATGTTGGCGCGGTAGCCGCACAGCCAGTGCGTGATTTTGAAATCTACAATCTTGGTCTTTTCACAAATTACGAAGAGGTTTGGATTGATTATCAGTTTCGCCCAGAGCCTGCCATATTCCCGCCATACTTTGTGCGGTTGCTAAAGACAGCATTGGCGGCTGAGTTTGCCGAACCAGTAACAGATCAAATTACAAAGGGTGACTACTACCATCAAAAGGCATACGGCGCACCAGCAGAGAATATGCGCGGCGGTTTGATGCGCGTTGCCATCAATATTGACGGCGCTGATCGCCCAGCCCAAACCATACAAGAGTTTCCAATATCCGATATAAGGTTCTAAAATGAGCCGCATTATTACCATTCAAAATGATTTTACGGCTGGTGAATTAGATCCAAAGCTACGCGCCCGAACAGATATTGCACAATACAAGTCCGGCCTAACCACAGCGCGTAATGTCAGCATCCAGCCACAAGGCGGCGCTAAACGCCGGGACGGCACCAAGTTTGTTGCTGAGTTAGACAGCGGCGCTGGCACGGCTGTGCGTATGGTTTCTTTTGAGTTCAGCATTGACGACAGCTATATGCTGGCGTTCACGCCCGGCAAAATGTATGTCTTCAAAGACGGGGCGCAAATTACAAACATCAATGGCAGTGGAAATAATTATCTGACTGTGTCGTCAATTACTAGCGCCATCATACCAACAATGAACTGGGTGCAATCTGCCGACACGATTATTGTTGTACATGAGGATTTAGCACCATTAAAAATTTTACGAGGGGCTGGCGACAGTGATTGGACGGCCAGTAATTTAGATTTTGTATTTATTCCTAAATACGCATACACCTTAAACACAGACAGCCCACAATACACCATTACGCCAAGCGCCACATCCGGCAACATAACAATCACGGCGTCATCTGTGACCACAGACACTGGCACGGCGCAGGCTGGAAGCACAACTACCATAACGCTGAAAGCCGCAACTAGCTATACGTCAGATGATCAATGTAATGGTTTGTCTATTCATCTGACTGCTGGCACTGGATCTGGTCAACACCGTCACATAAGCGACTATGATGCCACTACTAAGGTGGCAACAGTTTACCCGGCTTTTGACCCGGCCCCGGACGCGACGACGCAATACTCTGTCAAGGCGTTTGGAGAGGACAGTGTCGATGAATATTTTAATGCGTTAAATGGTTTTGGCCGCGTCAGGGTTACTGAGTATGTATCTGACACATCTGTAAAGGCATACGTTGAAATACCATTTTTTGACACAAGCGCATTAACATCAGGCGAGTGGGAACTTGAATACGGTTACGAAGATGCGTGGTCAGCCGATAGAGGATACCCGCGCTCAGTCACATTTCACGAGGGGCGCTTATTTTTTGGTGGTCTAAAAAATAGACCGTCAACTTTGTATGGTAGCCGGGTCGCTGATTTTTTTAATTTTAATCCGGGCGAAAGTCTTGACGATGCGGCAGTCGAGGCCACGCTTGACACTGGTACATTCAATGCAATTGTCGATATTTATTCCGGGCGTCATTTACAAATATTCACAACAGGCGCTGAGTTTTATGTGCCGCAGACGTTGGACAACCCAATCACGCCAAGCAATTTGATTGTCAAACAACAAACGTCATTTGGCACACGCCCCGGCGTTAGATTGCAAAACGTGGACGGCGCTACATTGTTTGTGCAAAGACAAGGCAAATCACTACAAGAGTTTATTTACAGTGACGCAGTGCAAGCCTACACATCAGCCAAGATATCATTGTTGTCCTCGCATCTGTTAAAGTCACCATCAGAAATGGCAGTCCGGGTATCAACCAGCACTGATGAGGGTGACCGCTTGTTGGTTGTAAATGACGATGACGGCAGTATCGCCTGCTATACACTGCTTCGCAGTCAAAACGTGATTGCGCCGTCTGAGTGGACGACAGACGGCGAGTTTATAAATATCGGCGTTGACGTTGACGACATTTACACTGTGGTCAAGCGCACGGTAAATAGCGCCGATGTTTACTATGTTGAACTGTTTGACGCTGACACATTGCTTGATAGCGCCAAAACTGGCGGCGCGGCGGCTAGTGTTACTATGGATCATCTTGAGGGCGAAACGGTAAAGATTATTCGTGATGGCATTATTGAGACTGATCAGACTGTCCCGGCTACACCATTTACCGTGACGTTTTCTACAGCCGCAACGACTAGCCATCAAGTTGGATTGAACTTTACACCAGAGGTTAAGACGCTACCATTTGAGCCGAATTTACCAAGTGGGTCGATAAAAGGTTTTAAAAAGCGTATATTGGAAGTTAATGCGGAATTGTTTGAGACACAGTCATTGACTATCGATGGCAAGCTGGTGCCGTTCAGGCAGTTTGGCACTGGCGTATTTGGCGGTGCGGTGCCTGAGTATACCGGCATTAAAACATTGCCTAGCATGTTGGGCTATACATATGATGGACAAGTTACAATCGGCCAAGAGGTGCCACTTAAAATGACATTGCTTGGCATTGATTACAAAGTGAGCATAGGACAGTAAGATGGGCGCAGCGGCACTACCAATAGCGGCAGGGTTAACCGCTTTAACAATGTATTCACAGCTAAAGTCTGCACAGGCGTCTGCCAAGGGGCTGATGATGCAGGGCGCTATGGCACAAGTGCAGGCGCGTTCTGAGGCTTTAAAATTTAAACAGCAGGGTGTGGCTGTTTTGGAAAACATCAACGCGCATCAGGCGGCTATTAATAGCCGGGCTGGCGCTGGCAACATTGACCCATCCAGCGGCAGTGCGCGTACATTGTCTATACTAGCTGAGAGAAAAGGCGCATTAGAGTTTTACAACACCGCTGACGGCGGCACGATCCAACTGGCTATGGGTGATATTCAAGCGCATCAGTATGCGTCTGCCGCCAAGGCGACTATGGCCGCTGGCAGAATGCAGGCACTTGGCACCCTCACACAGTTTGCCGTTGGATACGCGACATTGGGTGGTGCGCCTGCCGGGGGCGGCACTACAGTGGCACAGCCAATGGGTATGTCACCGGGTAGTCAAATGGCTAGATATAAGAGAGTAACCTAATGGCGAAAGATTTAAGATATCGGCCATTAGGCGTAGCCATACCATCAGTACCGGGCGTTGACTTTACGACTGCGGCAAATGCCAGAGCGCGTAGCTTTGACGCTATGGGCCGCGCCCTAAATGCGATGAGCGATTACGCCTACAAAAAGGCCGTCAAGCAAACTGAGCGCGAGGCGGCTAAGTATGCATTTGAAAACCCAGTAACGGCTGAACAGATACAAGACGCCATATCGCAAGGCCGCGATTTAGATGAGATTGTCGGCGATCCAGACACAGTGTTCGGCGCGGTGACGACTGCGACTGCGGCACAGCAATTGACCACTGAATTGGAAATGGAAGCCAATAAAAGGATTGGCGAGTACAGTGCGGCAGTAAAGTCCGGGCTTTTATATCAGGATCAAGACATCACAAAAATGACATCCGATCTGAAGGCTATGATTACTGGTCACTCAGAAATCATTGCCGGGCTAGATCCAGAGCAGGCTTTAAAATACAATGCAAGCGCAAATGCCAGCGCCTCAACCCTTTACACATCAGCGCTTGAAAAGCAGTTGCAATTTAAACGCGCAACTAAGATTGCGGCGGCTGAAGAGTTTTTGGCGGGAATGCCGGATCAATTGCGAGACATATTAACCGCGCCAAATACTGACATGACAGCGGCGTTGGCGCAAGTTACCGCTGTTGCCAGACGAGCAAATGACGCAATTATAAATACTGGTGATCTGGCTTTTGCAAAAACAAAAGCGGCAGAAATACAGCAAATAGTAAAAGATGTTCAGGTTGGCGTGTTAACAGATCACGTTATGAACTTGCCAGACCAAGCAAGAATAAGCGCCCTGCGTAGTGGTAATATGGGTGCGCTGACGCCTGTTTACGCTCTATTGTCTACGCAAGATCAGGCTGAGTTTAGAGCCAATGTCAGAACAGAAATTGCGGCGCGGCAACAAGCGGATGATCAGCTTGAGGCCGATGAATTAAAACTTGCTAATCGGGATTTGGTTGTTGATGTTTTGACTTTTGCAACGGCAGAGCCGGGGTCTGACGAAGAAATTGCGGCGCTTGAAAAAATCGTAAACATTGGCATCACAACAAGCGGCAAGGCCATTGACGGTCAGCAAATTATCGCATTGCAAAAAGCAAAAACAAAAGACATCGATGAAGAGGTGCGAAACTACACTGGCGAATTAGAAATATTGGATCTTATATTTAACGACAAGATAACCACGCTTGAAGAGTTGAATGCTATAGGCGAAGAAAAAGGCGTTGGGCCGAAGGCCTTGCTTACGCTTTTGCCGAAGATGGATACGTCAATTAAAGACGTTGAGCGCGGCGTTGCCGCCGAAGCCCGGCAACACGCGCAGATCGTACCCGGCACAATTGGCGTGGCTAAAAAGAAAGCGCAATCGTTTGCTAGTTTTAGCGCGAAAGTTGATCGTGTGTTTGCGGAAGCTATGAACGCTTGGGAAGATCAAGACGCGCCGTCTATTGCAGACAAGCCAACCAAAGTTAAAATTGCAAAAGATCTTAGAAAAGAATTGTTATCAAGCGAATACGGCAAAACAGTCACAAGGTTGGTTGAAAAAGCATCTCAAACACTTGAGAAATACGGCATAGAATTTACTGAATACACGACTATACAAGAGATAGATGAACAACGCTTGGCGCTTGGCATGAGTGACGCTGACTATGAATTTGTTAGAAACAAAATTAAATTTATTCGCAAAAATGCAGATCTCAGAGATGAGTTGTTAAATGACTGATGAACTAAAAGAAGCATTTGATTATGCCTTAGACGCTCACATTTTTATGAGCAAGCGTCAGCCTATGATACGCAGTATGGATCTGTCTAATCAGGTCGCTATGCCAGAGGAGCCGCAAGATCAGCCTGCGATTATGGACATGTCTATGCCGTCTGAGGCAGATGCGCCGGAACCAAGCAAGCCGCTATATACCGAAGATCAACTGGCATTGATGCCAGAGTGGATCAGCGGGTCTAAAAAAATGTTTAGCGTAATGAATGACGGCCAGCGTTTTATTGGATCAGACAAGCAGGCGGCGGCGTATGGCCTCGACTTGATGTCTGAGTTTAGTTGGAACATGATAGGCCCGGCTGGCATCCCCGGCGAAAGCGGAATTAGCGCACCCGGTTTTGCATTTCAAGTTGCGGCGCTTATGTCTGATCAGGCTGGCGAGGAAAACGCACTGACGTTTTTGCAGATGCTAAACACTTACTCAGACACAGCAACAAACGGCGCAACAATCAAACGTGCGTTTCGCGGCATATTTGCTGACCCACTGACTTACGCTGGCATTGTCGGCAAGTTGGGGTCTATGGGTATTAGGGCAAGCGCTGGTTTTGCCAAAGGCCCGATAAAAGACATGCTGATGAAAACAGCAACTGGCGCTGCTATGCCATATGACCTTGGCGTTAAGTATCCGGGGCGCACTGGTATGGCGGCAGGCGCTGGTTATAGTGCAGGCTTCGAGGGCGGCACAATGGGCGTGGAGCAGGCGGCAGGCGGTGGGCCTACTGTTGGTGAAGCGGCGCAACGACTTGCCACTGCTGGTGCTGTAGGCGCTGGCGTTGGTGGCGTGTTGGGCAAGGCGCTTGGCGCTGGTGTGCCAGCCGCCGGGCAGGCTTTGCGTCAGGGTGCAGATGTTGCCGGGCAAGGGGCAGAAGCGCGTATGGCAGAGCGTGGGCCTATTACTGATCGTGTGATGTCTGGCGTTGATCCTATGGAAGTGATTGATCCGGCCCTAGCGGCGGCTGGTAAGTTGGCTAGGGGTGGTGATCAAATGAATGTCCCCACATCACAAATTGCCCAACCCGGAAAAGAAATACCGCCATCAACAAACCTGCCAACAGCGGATGAAATAAGCGCGGCGCGGGTTGACACAAGACAAGGTGCTGACGTTGTGGCGCAAAGATTAAATGTTACTGTGCCGGAAACAGAAAGGGTGCAGGGCGGGGTTTACAAATCAGGTCAGCCAAACGGCCAAAAATGGTCTGATCTACCCGATGAAAAGTTGGCTGAACGCGGCCCCGGATTTGTTGGTGGTGACAAAGATCTAGATGCGCTTTGGCAACAAACGCTAGATGAGGTCAGCCCCGCCGCTCGCGATGCTGTAGAAAGAACTGGCGCAACTTGGAAGGCTTTCCCGGCTGGCGCTTGGAATAAAGCAATGAGCCTGCCAAACAGATCGCAACTTTGGTACGAGTTATCCGGCGAAAGTTTTGTTGATAGACTGCCTGATCTTACAGCAAAAGAACATATGATGTTTTTGGATCTGGTCGGGGCAACATCTGCTAGAGCAAAGCCAAAAGAAAATTTAGAAAGATCTTTGGCTGTGTTATCCCAAAAAATGCGCGGCGTCCCTATAGATGTCGATTTAACAATACAGTCAACCGTTGCAGACGCATTGCAACGTGAAGGCACCAACATTAGTTCAGACCTTGCAAACAAGACTGGCATGTTCTCAGACACGTTGGGTCTTGTGGCTGGGTTGCCTGTTCGGTATCCAATATCTGTAAACGATGTTTGGGTTGGTAAAGCATTTGGTATTACTGACGCGCAACTTAGCGGCAATCAAGCACTGCATGAGGTGTTTGGAAAATACATGAACAAACTGCGTGAATTTATTAATTCACAAACAAATGAAATTTCTTCTGGTCAATCAATCCCACATGAAAGCTGGCAATTGCAAGCGCGGCAATGGGTTGAAATGAGGGCATCAGATGAGGGCATTGACACATCAAAACAAATTTCTGTTGAGGGTAATGATTACGCTGGAGAGTTCGACAGGGTAATTGAAAAAATTGAAGCCGCCGGAATTGATGTACCGGGCGGTATAATTACAAAAGATATTTTGATGAACCCTGCACTGGCAGATGCTTTACGTCCAACAACGCCATCATATAGATCAGCGCCAAAAGCAACTGTTGAATTTGGTACGTTATTAACACCATCTGGGAAACGGGCGGCAGAACTTTACGCAAAAGCAAAAGAAGCTGGGGATCAGTTAACGCAAAAAGAATATATAAAGACACTGACATCAGGCATGTACCAAAGCGCCAGAGGCAAAACACTTTGGGAAGAAACTGTGCGCCTTGCAACTGGCACATCACAAACCGTTACCAGAATATCATCACCAACATCAAATGATCCATTTGCGTTTAGTGGCACGTTTGAGGGTGCCGCCGCGCCAAATATCCGCATACCGTTAAAGGACATGACGCCAGATCAGATTGCTTATTTTAATGCTATGGCTGGTCAGGGGTTGCGTCAAAAAGCTATGGCGGCGGCAGAAATCAAAACATTAAACAGTTTGGCAGACCCGGTGCCAGAAGGTTATGTTTCAACCAATAGCATTTATTTTGAGTGGAACCAAACTGTGCCAGAGGATCTTGTCGTTGGTATAGCTAATGCTCTTGGTGAAGGGTTTGAGGTTTCTATCGCCAAAACACCGGGCGGTGTTAAAGTTGACATCAATCCAAAATTTATGGATGATGGCACAATCTCTGGGCCTAGCGCAGGTGCCATTGATGACGCCACCGATTTGCTTGAAAAATCGTTTGGGGTTAAAAATGTAGAGGTGTTCAAAAGTGCTTTTAAAAGTGATTACGGAAAGAATTATGTTGAAGACCCCGGAGATGGTAGTGAATACCTTAAAATACTGGAACAAACTGTAAAGGGTTGGGAAAATGAAGCCGCAACAAAAATCAAATCAATCGCTGGAAAATCAGCAAAACAAAGCGACATTATCGCCTTCATCAGGGGCGATGCAGACGAACTCGCCACAACCGGGACGCGAACCGAAACGGCTAGTATCAGAGGAAAGGCAAAAACAATTCGCAAAAATGTTCGGGCCAGAATTGATCGTCACAACGCGGCGATAGATAGCTGGCGTGAAATAGGTGACGAATTAGACGCGAAAATGTCTGCGTCTATTCCTAAGTGGAAAAAGCGACTTAAAATAGAAGATGAGGAATAGACTATGGCGATACCTAAAGCACCAGATGAGCGGCGTAGCATTCTGGACACAGAGGCAGACATCAATGCCGCGCCTGAGACTGGTGCGCCAGAAGATGAGTATGTGCAAGTCGCCAGTCTCAGTTCTGGGATTACGTCTAAGCTAGCCAGAAGCAAAACCAAAGAAATCATTGGCGGCTTGACCGCGCCGGACGCTAGGCTGTCGCCAGAGGCGCGAGTAACAAAAGAAGCCGGGGAAATGCCAACGGTCACTGATGTGCCTGTTGGGCCTGTTATTGGTGCGCCGGGAGCGGCACCACAGCCGCAGCCAACGTCACCACCGCCAGTAACGCTAGAGGAAATGCAGGCGCGTTTGCAGGCGCGTCAGGCAGAGATTGGCACGGCGCGTCAGGTGCCATCGCCAACCAAGGCGCAGAAAATTGCTGGCTTAGAAGAGGGGCCAGTAAACACGCGCTTCTATGACAGCGATGAGTTTGCGGCGACAGTGCAGGCGGCGGCAAAGGCGGCTGACGAAAAATTAGTTGACGTTAAAAAGCCAATGTCAATTGATGAAATTTATAAACGCGCCCAAGATGCAGGCATCCCAAAAGAAAATTTAGAAAAGATATTTTCCGGGCAAGGCATTGACGCCAGCATTGGCGGCGCTCAATTGGCAGAGCGTATGGCCGGGCTTGTGGTTTTGCACGATGTTAGCGCTGGCAAGGTTGACGATTTGATGCTCTTGGCATCGCGTGGCGAATTAGACGAAGGTGGCAAGCTGGCATTGCGCGAGGCTATAGCGCAACACGACATGATCTTGGTTGAGTTATCTGGGGCGAAGACAGACATAGCCAGATCAATGAACGTGTTTAAGGGTGCGTCTGACAGGCCGGGCGGATTAACACAAAAAGAATTGCGTGATGCCTTAAATGAGTTGGGCGGCGATGATCAGTTGGTGCGCCTTGCCGAAACATATGTGACAACAAACAGTCCAGCCGCCAGAAACGCATTGATCAGAAATAGCGTCAAGCGCAAGTCATACGAGGCCATAGTTTATATGGCGCAGTCAGTCATGCTCAATGACCCAGTGACGCATATTTTTAATGGCGCTGGCAACGCACTTTTTGCATTTCTTGATGTGCCGGAACGCGCAATGGCCGTGCCTGTTGGTATGCTGCGCCAGCGCCTTGCAAAGACATTTGGCTACAGAACTGATCCAGACAGATACTACGGCGCAGACATTTACGCCAGAATGTCTGGTTTTAAAAACGGCTTGATTGACGGATGGTCAATGATGGGTCGTAAATTTGCAGAGGGTGGCGCGGCTAAAGACGCGCCCAGAGATCCGCTGAGAGCAGAGTATTGGGCTGGTGCCGCCTACAAAATACCATTTACAAAACAAATTAGAGAGTTTCCCGATTTAACAAACACCGTCCCCGGCAAGGTGTTTAACGCAATGGGCGTTGCTTACTCAATACCATTTAGGGCGCTTGGCGCGGCTGATGAGTTTTTTGCTGGCGTGGCACAGCGCGTTCAATTGCATGAAGAGGCGGCGAGGGCTGGCGGCAAGGTGTTTGACAATACGTTGGCAGATCTGACATCACGCGGCGTTGACCCGCGTGTCGCAGAAAAAGAGGCAACGCAAATTGCATCGCGGCACGTTCAAAAGTTTTTGACAGAGATGCCCGGCGATATTGACATGAGCATGAATGCTTGGCGCAAGCAAGTGACGTTGCAGGCAGACATTGACAAGCAATTGCCGTTTGCTGGCATTTACAATGGTGCCAATAAAATGATGAATAAATGGTATTTCAAGCCAATGGCGCCATTTAGCAAGACGCTTACAAACATTGCCAATGAGGCTAATTCGCGTATTGGCGTTTTGAATTTTATATCGCCAGCGTTTTACGCTGAATTAGAGAAGGGCGGCAGACACAGGGACTTGGCAGTAAGCAGAATTTTCTTGGGTTCAGCCGCCGTTGGCACTGGTTATTGGCTTGCTGGCGAAGGCCGCATAACAGGCGCTGGCCCCGGAGATACGTCATACAGAAACATGCTCAAGTCTCAGGGCTGGCAACCTTTTGCATACAGGTCTGGCAAGGCTGAAATAACATCAGAGCGCGTCAAACAATTAAAGCGACTTTTGGGTGAGGACGCCGTGACTGAGGGAAGTGGCGCTGATTACGGCGACAGTGTATTTGTCTCATTAAAAAGACTTGAACCGTTTAACTTGCCATTTATATTTGGCGCGGCACTGACTGACGTTGCCAGATACAGTGATTATGATGAAGAGGGATTGTGGGAAAAATTGTTTTACGCTGGTTCAGCCGCCGTTGCTGAGACAGCCACAAACATGCCAGCTATGCAGGGCATATCAGAACTAACATCAATTGCCGGATACAAGCAAACTGATGCTGGCGACAGAATTGTGTCTGTGTTTAATGCGCTTGGCAAAAGATACTCAAGTTTCTTGCTGTCAGGTACGCCAATCATTGGATTTTCAAATAGCACACTAATATCTCGCATTGAGCGCATGATTGACCCAGAGGTCAGCAATGTCGGGGCTGGTGAAGATACACACCCCGGATTGGTGTTTGCCGAAGAGGCGTACAACAGGTGGAAATCGAGAGTGCCTATTTGGTCAAAGGATGTGCCAGTTAAGCTAAACGACTACGGTGAGCCAATTGGCCTTAATGCGGCGAGTGCCGTGCAGCCGCTGTCTATGACATACGGCGAAACAAATAACGTCAGAGAATTTATGGACGCCATACATATGGGGCCGTCACCATTCCCTAAAAAGGTTGAGGGATTGAAGGTGCCGCCTGATATTGAGGCGCGTTGGAAATTGTTGGCAAACAAAGAAATCCTGATTGACGGCATGACGCTTGAGGAAAACATTGAAGCCACAATGACAGAATTTATGGATGACGTTGAGGCGACTGGCGAAGAACTGGCAGTTGGCGACATGCGTAATTTAATAAAGAAGATACAGAACGATTATCGCAAGCTGGCAAAGTTGCGCCTCTTTGGGGAAATGGTTGAAAGCCCGGAAGATCCGCGCAAGGTTGATCAATATTTGCAAATGCCAGTTGACCTTTCAGACAACGGTTTAGATGACATGCAGGTTGAGTTTCCTGAGTTCGCGGCAAAACTTGCAGAGGTCAAAAACAAAAAGCGTTTCCCGGTATTGACAGAGCCAACTAAAAAAGAAGCGCCATCATTAACAAACATACTAAAATAGTGTATTATTCACACAGCAATGTGAGGCATTAAATGGCAGACTATAATATTAACGCAGTGACACGCCGTGTCGTGTTTACCGGGTCAGCGGGTGTTGGCCCGTATGCCTTTTCGTTTGAAATCTTAGATCAAAACGATGTGGCTGTTTATTTTAACGCCACTAAGCTGACACTGACTACAGACTTTACCGTGACGATAAACGCCAATGGCACTGGCTCAGTGACGCTGGTAGTTAATGTGGGTGGCAATGTCCCCGCAACACCAACAGGGTCTGATCAAGTTATTATTGTTGGTGCCAGAGATATCGAGCGCGTCACCGACTTTGTGACTGCCGGGGACTTGCTGGCGTCAAGCCTTAATGAACAGCTAGATGCGCTGACAATCTTTGACCAACAGGTGGCCGAAGAGAATAAGCGCGGCATGAGAGCGCCAGTGTATGACCCGGCGCTGGTTGAGGACGGCGGCGTTGTTGATATGACACTGCCAGCCAAGGCTGACCGGGCGGGCAAGTTCTTGGCATTCGATACTAATGGCAACCCGGTTGCGTCATCTGATGTTGGTGAGTGGGAGGGTAATTGGGCGGCTGGCGTTGATTATGAAGTTGGCGATCAGGTTGTTGATACCAGTAACTCTAATATTTACCGCGTGAACAACGCACACACATCAAGCGGCACAGTGCCACTTAGCACCAACACCAACAGCGCCTACTATGATTTGGTCGTTGATTTATCAATTGTGCAGACGGCAGAAACAAATGCCGCTAACAGCGCCACTGCGGCGGCAACATCTGCCACCAACGCGGGTAACGCTCAGACAGCGGCAGAGACAGCGCAAACAGCGGCAGAGACAGCGCAGACTGCCGCTGAGACAGCTAAGACTGGCGCTGAAACAGCGCAGACTGCCGCTGAAAGCGCCAGAGATGCAACACTGTTGGCGTATGATAATTTCGATGATCGTTACCTTGGGGTCTTCGCCAGCGATCCAACAGTAGACAATGACGGTGACGCGCTAGTTGCTGGCAGTTTGTATTTTAATAGCACTGACGGCGCTATGAAGGTTTACACTGGCAGTGCTTGGGTTGCGGCGTATGTATCTGGCACTGGTTTCCTAGCCACAACCGGCGGCACGATGACCGGCGACATCGTTTACAGCGATGATGCCGCAGCCAAGTTTGGTGACGACACAGACCTGACTATTCTGCATGATAGCGGCGTAAACAACACGCTGTTTAAGTCAGACACGATTGCGTTTAGAAGCAAGGCTAATGCTAATCTTACATTTACGATAACCCCTGGCGCAACTAAAGCCGCCACACTATACTATCAAGGCAGTGAGAGACTGGCTATCGAGAGTGGCACGACTAGGTTTACCGGCGGCATCAACGCTGACACAGCAACAATAGCCAGCCTGTCGTATCCAACATCTGATGGCACGGCTGACCAAGTGCTAAAGACAGACGGTGCCGGCACACTGTCGTTTGGTGCTGCGGCTGCTGGTGGTGCTGGTTATTTTCAAGGCGAGAATGGCGCAACTGGCGACACAACAAATGGTTTGGGTGACATCTTTAGAGTGCATGAAG